AGAGAAGAAGAAGCGGCTAACCTTAAAAAATTCAGAGAGGAGAGACAAGCATTAGATAGAAAAATTGCCGAAGAAGCAGCAGAGGATAGAGCTAAATTACAAGTTGCAGACAAGGACGCTGAAATTAAATCATTCATGGATAAGCAATTTGCTTTAAATGAATTAAAATTAAAGGCATCTGAAGAAGACGAATTATTAAACGAAAGAAGAAAGAAAGACGAAGAAGATTTACAAACAGCAAAAGTAAATTTAGCAATGCAAGGTTTTGAGCTTATTAATCAGTTAGTAAATGATTTTGATAGCAATAGCAAAGAAGCTCAAGAAAGAGCATTTAAATTGAACAAAGCTTTTCAATTAGCGCAAGCAGTTATTGAGGGAACAAGAGGAACATTAAAAGCTTATGCCGAAGCACCTCCGGGGTTAAAAATTGCAAGTGCTGCCTTGGCTGCTGCATTTGCTGCTGCTCAAATAGCTAAAATAAGTCAAACTAAATTTAACTCGGCACAATTTGATTCAAAAGTACCTAATAATAATCAAAATGATCTTGCAAGAAATGTAATTAATACACCTCCTCCAAATATAGCAAGTCAAACAACATTATTAAACCAGCCACAACAACAACAAGTAATTAAGGCGGTTGTAGTGGAATCAGATATTACAAAAGTTCAAAATAGAGTTCAATCAATTATAGAAACAGCAAGTATATGAAACTACCAATTTATAAACTCGAAATCAACGAGAATGACCAAGACACTGGGGTAAATTTTGTTGCCCTTGTTGATAGTCCCGCAATAGAACGCAACTGGGTTGCGTTTAACAAGCAACAGAAATTCATTGCCAATGAAGAAAAACAGATTGTTAGCGGTGCTTTAATGGTGGCTGACTTACCGATTTTCAGAAGAGATGAAACACTTGGCGAATATTACGCGGTGTTTACTGCCGATACTATCGAAAAGATAATTAACAAGTTCTTTAAGCAAGGTATGATCCACAATGTTAACTTAATGCACGATAGCAATCAACAAGTTAAAGGTGCTTACATGATTGAGAGCTTTATTATCAATCGTAAACGAGGTATTAATCCACCTACAGGATTCGAGGGCATAACAGATGGGAGCTGGTTTGGATCATTCAAAGTCGAAAATCAGGAAGTGTGGGAAAGAATCAAAGAGGGGGAATTTAAAGGGTTTAGCATAGAGGGCGCTTTTGACCATTTGTTTTATGTGGATAAAGAAAAAGAACAGATAAACCAAATTATCGAAATAATAAAGGCGATTGAGTAAAATGGTACACTATTAATAATAAAAATATTTATCAATAAAAAGACTATACAATGAACTTAAACGAAGCTATAGAAAAATTGAGCGGTTTAATCAGCAAGTTTAACGCGACTGAAACCGAAACTACAACGGAAACATTTGTTGATGCGAAGTTAGCAGATGGAACGATTGTTAGGTATGAGAAATTAGAGGTTGGAATGCCTTTAATGGTTATTGACGAAGCTGGTAACGAACTTCCTGCACCAAACGGAGAACATGAACTTGAAGGCGGAATCATGGTTAAAGTTGAGGATGGTATTATTATCGAAGTAGCTACCAAAGAAGAGGAAATGCCCGAAGAGGAAATGCCTTTAGAGCAACCAATGGCAGCCGTTGAAACAATAACCAAAGAAGAGTTTGAAACTTTGAAAGCTGAAGTTGCTGACCTTAAAACCAAGTTCGAAGAGTTTACTAAAACAAACGATACAATTACTGCTGAAAATACTGCAATGAGAGCAATCGTGAAAGAAACTTTTTCAATCGTTGAAGCTTTGGCAAAAGTACCAAGCACTAATCCTGTAGAGGTTAAGAATACAAACCCATTTAAAAAGAGTATATCAAGAGAACAAGAAATCGAAAATTTAATAAACAAATTTAAAAACAAATAACAATGGCATTTTCATTAGGAACATTAGCAAACTACACAGACGAACAAAGGTTTCCTTTGATTCGCAAGGCAGTTTTATCTGCTAAAACTGCATCTTTATTAACTTTACAAGCTGGCGTAAAAAGTTCAGCTGCTATCAACATTTTAGAATCTGACGCTGTATTTCAAGCCGACGGTTGCGGTTTTAATGCTTCAGGTACTACTGCTTTAACTCAAAGAGTTATTACAGTAGGTAAAATCAAAGTTCAAGAAGCTTTGTGTCCAAAATCATTAGAGGACAAATACATTCAAACACAACTTGCTGCTGGTTCAATGTATGATTCAATTCCATTTGAACAATTGTATTCTGAAGAAAAAGCGGCTCAAATAGCTAAAGCTCTTGAAGTTGCTTTGTGGCAAGGAGATCTTACAAGCGGTAACGCTAACTTGAATAAATTTGACGGTTTATTAAAAGTTGTTGATAGCTCTTATTCAGCTGTTAATGTTAACGCTCAAAAAATTGTTGGAACTGTAGCTACAACTTCAGGTTCTGCAACTGTAACAGGTACTTCAACTTTATTTACTTCTCAAGTATCTGCTGGAGATAAATTAGTAATCGGTGCTAACACTTACACAGTTTCTGTAGTAACTAACAACACTTCAATCACTTTAACAGCTAACGCTGCTGCTTCAGTATCAGGTGTTACTGCAAAAGTTATCAAGTCAACTTCTGACTTCTTCGCTTCGCCTGTATCTGCAATTTCTTCTTCAAATGTTGAGGCTATCATGGATGCTGTTTATAAAGCTATCCCTGCTGAAATCGTTGACAAAGAAGATGTATTCATCGCTTGCGGATACGATGTATTCAGATTATACACTATAGCTCTTAAAAACGCTAACCTTTACCACTATAACGCTGACGCTGTTAATTTCGAAGTGTTTATCCCAGGAACTAACATTAAGCTTATTGCTTTAGGTGGTCTTAACGCAACTAACAGAATCATCGCTGGTAGAAGATCAAATATGTTCTATGGTGTTGATATGATGAATGAAGAAGAAAGATTTGAGATATTCTTCGCTAAAGAAGCTGACGAAGTAAGATTTATGGCTGCTTTCAAAGCTGGTGTGCAAGTTGCATTCCCTTCTCAAGTTGTAAACTTTGAATTAACTGCTTAATTAATTATGGGGGTGTAAAATCCCCCATTTAAAAACTTATATACTATGCCATGTGCTTTAACATCAGGAAGAGCGCTTGATTGCAGAGATTCAGTTGGAGGTATTAAAAGGTTACTTATAACTGAATTAGCAAACAAAGCAACGCTCACAACAACATCGGGAGCAATTAGTGCCTTTACATTAGCGACAGGAAAACAATTTTGGAGCTATGAGCAAGTGAGAGAAACATCTAATTTCAGCGAAGCTATTTTAGCGTCAGTTGAAAATGGGACTTTAGCTTATGAAACCACCTTAACTGCAATATTCAATAAGGGTGAAACTTCAACAAGAAATCAAATCAGATTGTTAGCTCAAAACAGATTAATGATTATTGCCGAAGATCGTAACGGGAAATATTGGTTATTAGGCGAAACTAACGGAGCGGAATTAACTGCTGGTAGTTATGCTTCAGGTACTGCAATGGGCGACAGAAATGGTTATGAATTAACCTTTGTAGCTAAAGAAGCAGAACCAATGAAAGAAGTATCAAGCGGTTTAATTGCAACATTATTAGCTCCGGCTGTATAATTTAAATTTTAATTGGTTAAATACAATGAGCGCAAGGTTAATAGCCTTGCGTTTGTTTTTTGGTACAATTTAAACAAATTTATATTTAATAATAAAAAGCTTTAATCATGGAATTGAAAAAAGAACTTATCGGACAAGTAATTTATTGCGCAGAGCTTGACCGTAATATTGAGATTAACGAAGAAAACAAAGAACTTTTAAAGTCTTTGAAATTGGAAGTTTTTGAACAAGAAGAAAAAACCAAAAAGAAATGAAGCTAAAAGCAGAATTAATCGGTAAAGATATGTATTCGCAAGAGCTAAATAGAGTTTTAGTGATTTGCGAGGAAAATATCGAGGTATTTAAGCAATATAAATATGACTTTCTTTTTGAAGTTGAGGTAAAACCAAAGGCTAAAGCAAAAAAGAGTGATAAAAATAAATAAGAATTCGGCTAATACTGTGGTGTTAACACTAACCGAAAAGTGTACACTATCTAATCCTTTCTTTTTGTTTGAATTTACAAACGACCAAAGCAAGGTTAGCTATACTTTTGTAGCTTTGGATAATAGCTTGTATTTACAACGCTATAACAGATTTGTAATAACCGAAAAAACAAATCCTGTATTAACCAATTCAGAGGTAAATTTACCTTTACCGGGCTTTTATTCATACAAGATTTATGAGCAAACCAGCTCATCAAACTTAAATATAGCCAATGCCACGGGGATAGTAGAAGAGGGCAAGGTAAAGGTTATTGGAACAAACAGTACATGGACTGCCTACGATGGGCAAACTAAAACTAATGTAATCTATAATGGCTAATAATATACTATATGTTAAGCTAAATGCTTATGAAATCCCACAATTCAAGGAAGCTAAAGGCAAAGAGTGGGTTCAGTATGGGGAAAAGAACGATTTTCCAAACATGTTATTGGAATTATACGATAATGCGCCAAAGCATAGAGCTATTGTGGATGGTAAAGCCGATTTAATATCAGGTAAAGGTTGGAATGCTAACAATAAGCTTATAAGCGCGTTAACTGCTGCCAAACTTATTGATTTCACACAAACAATTAATCCAAGCGAATCGCTTTACGAACTTACTAAAAAGATAAGCCTTGACCTTGAATTATTTGGCGGTTACTATATTCAAGTAATCTACAATAATTTAAGAACTGACTTTGATTTATACCATGTAGATTTTAGCAAAATAAGAACAAACAAGTCAGAGGATAAGTTTTTTTATTCAAACGATTGGAAAGCTTACAATCAAAGTGAGGATAAGACAGGCTTTAAGGTTATAGAAAAATTTGACCCAAACAAAAAGCAAAGCGGTATATTTTACTATAAAAATTATAGGCCAAATCAAGGAGTTTACCCATTGCCTGGTTATATAGCTGCATTGCGTTATATTGAAATCGAGAAAGAAATTGCTAATTTCCATTTAAACAATATAAAGAACGGGTTTGTTGGCGGTACATTGATAAGCTTTAACAACGGACAACCAACATACGAAGAACAAAGCAAGATTGAAAGACAATTAAAAGATAAACATACGGGAACTGATAACGCTGGCGGGATTGTGTTAGTCTTTTCAGAGGGTAAAGATAAAGAGCCATCAGTATTGCCATTGAGAACCAATGATTTTGACAAGGCTTTTGAATCTTTGAATAAAACAGTAGCGCAAGAAATCTTTACTGCTCATAGAATTACATCCCCGCAGTTATTTGGAATTGATGGAGAATCTGCGTTCGCTCGTAATGTTATAAGAGATGCCGCAGAGTTCTTTCAAAATACCTATATTACTCCGAAACAACAGGGCATTGAATCGGTTATTAATGACTTTGCTTCGTTATTAGATATTAATGGAAAATTGGCTATTATTCCGCTTGAAATAATTGGAATTGATATACCCGAATCAATGGTTATCAATGCCATGACACAAGAAGAGGTAAGAGATAAACTTGGATTGCCACCGATTGATAAAGCTAAAGCTAATCAAGATGAAGCTACAATAAATGCGATTAATTCATTAAGCCCATTGGTAGCAAACAAGGTTCTTGAACAATTAACGCCAAATGAATTGCGTAAACTTATAGGTTTAGGTGCAATACAAGGCGGTGAAAGTATCGCAGAGCCTACGCCATCGGCATTCAACAAAGAGTTAACCGAAGATGAAGCTCTTTCTATATTTGACAAGTATGGCGAGAGTACAGAGGGTTACGATATTATCCATGCTGAAGCTATCCCCGTTAATTTTGCAACAATAACAATCACAACTTTAGATAAGTCAATTTTAGACTTATT